CCGGGAGAACAAAGGTTAGAAGTAGCACGAAAGACAGCAGAACGACAATCTCAAAGCATCGAACTATGTCGAGCTTTAATCAATAACTCCAGTTGGAAAGAAGTCTCACGAATACTTAGTGGTTTAAAGGATCAAGATGCAGAGAGCATACGTAGGCATGTAATGAAATATTGTGAGGCTGTGTTATTGAAAGGAGAGAATGATCGTGCAGGACTTGTTTTGGAACAGTTCTGGGATCCATTCTTCAATACCGGCTTTTCAGGACTGGTGTATTCATGCTACGCAATAGTAAGAAAATGAACCGATAAAAGTTTTTAAACTATTAATAAAATTTTTGTATAATATATAAAAAAAGCAACACTATGGATTACGAAAAAGATATGCAAATAGAGGAAGATGCACTTGATCTGGAGTGCCTCGAACAAGCTCGTCTGATGTTAAGATATTGTCAGTTAGCAGCGAGGCTTGAAAAAGAGGAAGATTTAGCAAAGGAAAACCTGAATCTTGTCAAAGCAGAAATAGACAAAGACATAAGGACTAATCCTGCTAAGTATGGTATTGATAAAATAACGGAAGGTGCAATAGCAAATGCTATTATCATGGATCCTCGTTATAAAGAAGCAAGTCAGCATTATATAGATGCACGATTTGAAGCTAACGCAGCTGCTGGAGCTGTTAAAGCATGTGAACAAAGAAAAAGCATGCTTGAGACATTAGCCAGGCTTCATGGTCAACAATACTTCGCCGGCCCTGCTGTGCCACGAGATATTGTAAAAGAACGAGAAAAACGAATGAAAATCGAAAATGAGATGGCAACAATTTTAAATCGTAAAAGGACAAGACAATGAGAATAATGATACGTTTTATTATCTGTACTTTAATTGTAATAATGTTATTTTTTGCATTTGACTATTTCTTTTCACGTCTTCGGATGCGTAATTGGTTAAAAGAAATAGAAAAATATTTCAATGAAAAATATAATGATGAATTTAAAATAGAAGAAAATGGAAAAGAAGAAAACTAATTTTAGAGATTTAATTACAAGAGACCTTGCTCAGAAAAAGAGTGAGGCATCAACCTACGGTTATCTCCGGTTACCAAAAGATGTAAAAGTCTTTACCCCGCCGTTGGAAGGTCGGGTGAAACTGGATTTCTTACCTTATATTGTAACAAGTGAATTTCACCCTGACAGAGATCCTGAGTCGGGCAAAGCAATGCCAGGAACTCTATGGTGGAAGCGTCCTTTCAAGATTCATCGTAACATTGGTACGGGATCGGAAAGTGAAACGGTAGTTTGTCCAACATCTATTGGACTAAAATGTCCTATTTGCGAATACAGAGCAAAGAAAATACGAGAGAAAGCTGATAATGAAATTATCAAAGCTTTGAAACCGTCTAACAGAGTTCTTTACATAGTAATGCCCGTTGATGAAGAAAAGTATGAGGAGCGACCTTATATTTTCGACATAAGTTATGCAATGTTTGAGAAGAAGCTAAATGTTTATCTTGAAGAAGATGATTCTTATCGTATCTTTCCTGACTTAAAAGAAGGATTAACGTTGAAGATACGTTTTGAAGAGAGACAAATACCAGGTTCTCAACCTTTTCCAGAAGTTATTCACATTTCTTTTCTTGAGAGGAATCATCAATATGATGAAAAGATTCTCAAAGAAATACCTAATCTAGATGAAATATTAAAAGTATTGTCTTATGATGAGCTTTCTGCAAAATTCTTTGAAATGGAAGACTTTGAGAATCCTGGTAGTGATAAGTTAGAAGAATCACAGGAAGAGGAACAAAAAGAAGAAAATAGAACAGAATCTTTTCATAACAAATTCATCATCAACAAGCCTTCCGTTAAAAAAGATGAAAAAGTAGAAAAAGAAATTGATGATGAAGATGAAGATAGAAAAGAAGCAAGCAGTGATGAAAATAAAGTAGTAAAGACTACACTTCGTCTAAGAAGGGAACAACCAAAAGCTTCAGAGCAAACAGAGAAAACAAAATCTAAAGACAAATGTCCTTTCGGTCACGTTTTTGGCAAGGACATAGCTGAATATAAAGAATGTAATGATTGTGATCTCTGGGATGATTGTGATGATGAGGCATCTCGAAAGTAAATATTCATGAAAATGTTATCAAAAAATAAGCAAACGTCTAATAGATTTATTGGTGTATGGATATCCGAAAAAATCCATAATCAATTAGTACTCTATGCAATTGCAAACAATGAGAATAAATCAAATCTTGTACGACTTGCATTAGAAGAATGGATAGGAAGGAATATTGTTTCACAGGATGAGTTGATCCATAAAATTTTAAATCGTTTGCAAAAACAATTGGAAATTGCAAAAATCATGGATCCTACTATTACTGTAGATCAATTCAAAGAAGAAATTTTGAATGAGTTACTAAAAAAAGGAGTAGATAAGATAACTGCAAAAGACATAACGGATAATATTAAATGACATTGAGTGAACAAATAATTCGACGTGTTCGAGGGGATAACAGTAATTCAAAGACTGAAGAAACTAAAGTGGATTTAACTAACACGATAAGTACTGGTTCTACTTTATTGGATTTAAGTATTTCGGGAGGCATTACAAAAGAAGGAGGTATTCCAGGAGGAGTTATGGTAGAGGTGTTTGGCCCTAATCAATCAGGTAAAACGGTATTATTGTGTGAAATTGCAGGAAATATACAACGTAAAGGAGGACGGATTTGTTTTGCCGATCCTGAAGGGCGATTAGACAAACAATATTCGCAGTTGTTTGGGCTAAAAATTAAGGAAGCTAACTATTCAATGCCTGATACTGTTACAGAAGTTTTTACAGCAATTCGCAATTGGAATCCTCCAATGAAAGAAAACATAATAAATGGCATTTTTACTGATTCACTTGCTGCGTTGAGTACAGAATTGGAAATGAAAGAGGATGAAGGAGACAAGATGGGTATGCGACGAGCAAAAGAGTTCAGTCAAGAATTACGTCGTACCTGCCGCATGTTAAAACAAAAAAATTATTTATTAGTCTGTAGTAATCAGATCAGAGATACTACGGATGGATATTCTCGTTATGAAAGCCCAGGAGGTAAGGCAATAGGTTTTTATTCAAGCATACGTCTACGTACAGATATTATTAGAAAGATTAAAAAGACAAAGAAGATTAATGAGAAAGAAGTAACGAGAGTAATAGGAGTAGACATAGAAGTAGAGGTAGTAAAAAACAGTATATGGAAACCTTATCACATAGCTCCTGTTTCTATACTGTTCGATTATGGGATAGATGATATTCGTCAAAATCTTCAATTCATCAAAGATTACACAAAAGATACTGTTTACTCTCTAGGGGAAAGGAAACTTGCTAAAAGCATAGAAAGAGCTATTCATATAGTAGAGAGTGAAGGTCTGGAACAACAACTTCGCAAAGAAGTAATTGAATTATGGAATGAGATAGAAAACAAATTTGTTGATTCGGAACGTAAATTAAAATGGCGTTGGTGATATGAGAAAACCAGGAGATATTGAAATGATATTTGGCAATCCTGCAAAGTTGACCAATCCAATTGGACAAGCACGATTGATTAAAAAACTGGCAGATTATCCAGGGTTTGAAGAATGGAGTGTTGAATTCTTAGATAGTGAAGGACACTGTTACAATGTAATGTTAAAATGTGAAAATAATGGAACGACGAGCAACAAGGGTAACGAGTAGTGGTCAATATGTAGTTTCTTGAAATATTATGAGAAAACCAGGAGATATTGAAATGATATTTGAAGACCCTGACGAACAGATTAATCCAATAGGGAAAGCACGACTAATCAAAAAACTGATAGATTTCCGAGGACTAGAAGAATGGAAAGTGCAATTTATTAATGTAGAAAATATTAGCAATGAAAGTTATCCATATAATGTTGTTGTACTATTAAAAAATGAAGATGATGAGACAGCGAGCAACAAGAATGATGAAAGAGCCGAAGATAGCGAATGCCACTCATGGCCTGACTATATTGACTAATGATCCAAGTTTAACAGCATGGGGTTGGGTAGTTCTAGCATGCAACAAAAAAGAAACGAATATAGTTGATTGTGGTTGCATACGAACAGGGGCAGAGAATAAAAAACGCCGGATAAGAAAAGGCGATGATACTATACGCAGAATTAGTGAGATAAATCATGAGCTGCTTCGTATAATAACTAAATATGACGTAGAACTATTACTAAGTGAACTTCCACACGGCAGCCAGAATGCTTCTGCCGCTGTAATGATAGGTGTAGTAACTGGGATTGTTCAAACAATAGCTGATACAAAAAATATTCCAGTCGAATGGTATTCCGAACAAGATGCAAAAAAATCTATAACAGGGCGTAGAAGTGTATCAAAAGAGGAAATGATACAAACTATTAATAAATTCTATCAGGTAGATTGGAAAGGAACGAAATACGCTGATGAGGCTATTGCCGATGCGATTGCTATTTTTCATTGTGCTTGTTTTCAATCACCTGTTATAAAAATGTTTTTAGATTGATTAAATCACTACATATAAAAAATTTCCAAAGTCATCGAGATTCTCTTCTTGAATTTGTCCCCGGCATAAACATCATTGTAGGAAAGAGTGATGCAGGAAAGAGTGCTATCATAAGAGCCCTACGCTGGGTTATATGGAATAAACCAAGTGGAGATTCTTTTCGTTCATGGTTAGGAGGTGATCCTGGAGTAGAACTCAATGTTGATGACAATAAAATTGTACGTTTCCGATCGAGCTCTAAGAATATTTATGAATTGAACGGTTTAAAATTTGAAGCATTTGAGACAGATGTTCCAAAGGCAATACAAGAGGTATTGAATTTTAATGATGTTAATCTTCAAAGACAATTAGATACTCATTATCTACTCACAAATACGCCTGGTGAAATAGCTCAACATTTCAATCGAATTGCTCATCTTGATCAGATTGATCGAGGATTAAGTAATATAAGAAGTTGGATAGATGAGATAAATCGGAATATCAGGGCAAAGAATACTGAAATCACAAATAAAGAAGCACAGCTTAAAGATTTTGATTATCTACCTGCTTTGGAACAAGAAGTATTGCAACTGGAAGCTCTTCAACAGAAAGAAATACAAACTCAGCAGCGATTAGAACAATTAAGACAATGGATTGATGAGATAGAGAGAATAGACATCGAAATCGAAAAAGAAGCCAAAATATTCAGTTTAGAACCTATTTTGAATGAAACCTTGGTGCTGTTACAAAAACGGAATGAAAACACCTCTAAAGTAAAAAAACTGATAGAATTGAGGGAAGAAATAGAATACATAGAAAAAGAAATAAAAGAACATCAAAAAATTCTCAGTTTAGAAACACTTTTAAATGATACATTGAGTTTGATAGAAAAACGAAAAGTATTAGAAATGAATCAAGGAAAGATGTTAAGGTTATCACAAGAGTTTCAAGATGTCGAAGATCGAATTCATTCAACACAACTTGCAATTGACCGATGGGAACAATTATTTAATGAATTGATGCCTGACGTATGTCCATTGTGTGGTCAACCATTTAAAAAGCAACTATGAAAAAAGTAAATGCTATACTATGTTCGGATTTTCATTTAAGAGAGGACAGACCAGTTTGCCGAACTGATGACTACTGGAAAGCACAGTGGGAGAAAATAGATTTTATAAAAAACTTACAAAAGACGTATGATTCTTTCCCTATCGTTCTGTTTGCCGGTGATCTTTTTGATCATTGGAAAGCCTCACCTAACTTACTGTCTACTGCAATAGAACACTTACCAGAGGATATGTATTGTGTTGCTGGACAACATGACCTTCCTCATCATTCACTAGAATCTATTGATAAAAGTGGATTATTCACCTTGTGGAAAGCAAGAAAAATCAATCTTTTATCAAATACACATTGGGGAGAGCAACCTACAGGGACACCATCAACGACTATAACCACTTCTACCGGAGTAGTTCGTAAAATACTGGTGTGGCACAAGATGAATTATGTAGGAAGGCTACCATGGCCAGGATGTTCTGATCCTTCTGCTCGTAGCTTATTACGTCAGTATCCACAATATGATCTAATTGTTACTGGTGACAATCATAAAAGTTTTGTAGAACATTTTGAAGGTCGACTACTGGTCAATCCAGGCTCGCTAATGAGAATGGATGCAGATCAAATAGATCATCATCCTTGTGTATATCTATGGGACACTGAAGAGAATGAAGTAGAACCGGTTTATCTGCCTATTCAACCTGATGTCATTTCTCGTGAACATATTGAGGTTGTACAACAAAGAGATAAACGTCTGGCAGCATTTATCTCTCGATTAGACTCAAATTGGCAAATATCCATTTCTTTTATAAAAAATCTTGAAGAATTCCAGAAGACTAATCAAATTCGTCCAGTTGTTATGGAACTAGTTTATAAAGCTATTGAGGTAGAACCTATTTAAAAATTTATAATCTATGGCAAAAGAAATAAATGAAAGAGAATTACTAGAGTTGAAAGATAAGATCAACAAAGCAAAACCTCTAGTAGCAGAATTGAGAGGAAAAAGAGATTATCTTCTCAAACAAATCAAAGAAGAATACCAATGTACATCTATGGAACAGATTCTTCAAAAAGAGGAAGAATTAGAAAAGGAAATTGAAGAAATAAATCAAAAAATCCAACAAAACATCAAGAAAATTCAAAATGATTATAACCTATGACTGTACAAGAGATTCGTTGGCAGCTTGAACGTCGTAAAGGGCAAAAACAAGAGATTGAAAATAATCTTGTTCAAGCTCGACAGGAATTGAAGGAATTAGTACGCAGCTTGCATCGTCATGAACAAGCTCGAGAAATCATTCAGGAAGTAGGAATTCGTACTCAACAACAAATTTCTTATCATATTTCTGATATCACATCATTGGCATTAGAAGCAGTTTTTCCTGAGCCTTATTCTGTTGTATTAGAGTTTGTAAGGAGGCGTAATAAAACGGAGTGTGATATTTATTTTCAACAGGGGACGAATCGCATAAACAATCCTGAAGATGCCTCAGGAGGAGGGGTATTAGATGTTACTGCTTTTGCTTTACGAATAGCTTCATGGAGTATGCAAATTCCTCACTCTGCTCCTACCATAATACTAGATGAGCCTTTTAAATTTCTGCATAGTGAAGAATATAACCAAAGAGCTTCACTCTTACTAAGTGAATTATCTAAAAAATTAAATATTCAATTTATTATAGTAACACAAGAATCTTTGCTTTCTACATACGCAGATCGTATCTTTGAAGTATGGAAGACTAACAAGACCTCAAAAGTAAAAATAGTAGATCAAGGAAATCAATCAGGGGCAGTTATAAAAAAAGATTCTGAATGAAACCTTCTGGAAATTCACGAGTCACTTCATTGAAATTCTTTTTTATCACCCGACCACTGATCATGATATAGACTTGTTGATTTTTAACATCACAACTTTCTATCGTTCCTTCACCGCATGAGCTATCAGTCTTGGTGAATTTAACATTTGCTCCTGTTACAAAGTAGTAATAAGCATCCCAGTAACCTTTAACGATAGATTGATATTCGTCTCGGTAACAAAAATTAGGTAATCCCTTTTCTTTGAAAAACCTACTAATGTATTTATTTCGAGAATTATCATTGTTGAAAATTGAAGGAAGACAATTTCTGAAAGCTATCTGTTCAATCTTTTCTCGTTTCTTTATACAGATATCCATAAATTTCTTCTTGTCAAAAGGTCGTTGATAAATTTCATAACGTAGGCGATATGAAAGGTACTCCAGTTGTAATCGTGTATAAAAGTCATTAATAGAAATGATACGAGTACGTAGTAGTTTTGTTTGTTCTTGCATACAAAAATAATTCAAACATAGTGTACTTTAAAAACAGATTTATTTTCTCGTAGATTAGTTATAGCAAAAAATGTAGACATTGCTCCATCATCATGATCAGCACTA